GCTATTTTTTCTTCTTTTTGTTTCTTTAATTTTTCCTCAATCTTTTCCCGATATTTTCTATTCCACTCCTTTTTCTTTTGTTGATATATTTCAGGTGATACAATAGTTTTAGGACGACCTACAGAAGGAACAACTTCTCCTTTAATTATCTTTTCTTTTTTAACTTGGTCTCGTAATCTCTTTTGTGATTCACAACATTGTTTATTAAATTTTGCTTTCTTTTCAGGGTCAGATTTTATTTTTTCATAACTTCTTTGAGATATCTTTTTGATTACTTCAGGATGTGATTTACGATATTTGGCAACACTTTTCTTAAGAGCTTCAGTGTAAGTGGATTTTTTAATAACAGGAATCGGTTTTATTCCAAATTCATCAGGCTCAAGTTTTTTAGCAATTTCTTTCACTTCAATCAATTCAATAATAAAAGGTGTGTTAGAGTTCATACCAATATTATTCATTATTTCTTCTTCGGTTGTTTCAGTATCAGAATCAGAGTCGGAAACAAATTTAATATCACCAGTGTTAATGCTTGTTTCATCGTCATAATCAATTTTAATTAATTCAGGTTTAATTTTCTTAACTATCTTTTTAGACATATATTATAGTATAGAAAATAATAATTCCTTAAATAATTTAATTTAAATTTTTAGAGTATTTTTTTAAATTAAAAAATCTATAATATTTTTTCTAAGTTATTATATATGCAAAAAGTTCAATCTGTCGTTTTCAAAAAACCTAACTTTGATTTAAATAAGTGTGCCAATTGGTTAGTTAAAAATAATTTCCAAATTAAGAAAGTAGATGAGACAAAAAACACTTTTAGATTTAGACAAATATCACCCCAACTACTTAGAAGAGAAGGTTATAATAATTATAGAACTGTTTCTATAAACCCTAATATTGATTTAGTAATAGCATTTAAAGCGGTTTAAATATCTTCTTTAATAATGTTAAATTCTTTGTTGTATCATCATTCCACAAATTCAAAAATTTACCGTAATCTTCTAAATAAGTTCCGTTTTTCTGATGTTCCAATATATAATCACATATTAAACAAAACCAACCACACTCCGTAGTTCTAATAGATTGAATCTGTCTATTATTACAATATATTGGTTTGAAAGGACTTAAAAATGACGCAACCTCTTTAGGCATCCCAAGACCAAAACTATCAAAATATAGAGCTCTAACCTCAACTTCATCGTCATCTTCATCACTATCTATTTCTTCATCGGTATATATTTTAGCAAGAACCCAATGACTCCCCTCACCTTTATCAGAATCCTGCATATTAATATAATAAGAACCTATTCGTCTTTTTGTATTAGCAAGTTCGTTTTTAGAAAACACACCAATAATAGGTAGGTGTAATTTATCTGCTATCTTTTCAATATTGAAGTTTGTCAGCATTTTATAGTTTATATATTATAATCTATAAAATAATTATTTTTAAATATCAATTTTTATCATATCAGCAATTTTAATAAAATAATAAGGTCTTCGTTCGTCCTTACCTCTATCGATTCTCCCACCTAATCTTAAATCAAGATTCGGTATTTTTTCTTTATCAAACTCCCAGTAAAATAATCCGTCTTCAAATTTGAAACAAAACACAATCTTTCTCCCTTCTACTTTTAAAGCATTTTTAATTTTATTACATCCTATCATAGTATCAGGATATTTATCACTATTATATCTTCTTGTTTTAAGTTCAATAAAATGTGATACACCTACATAATCAAATATAGCGTATCTATTTTCATTCTTAATTAAAAAAGGGTCAAACTTTGTTTTTAGTAAAGGAAGACAGATTTTTTCACTTTCAATACCGTATTCAGTATCAATTTTGTATTTAGAGAGGTTAGGGTCTTTAGTAAAGGTTTTTGGAGTTTCGGTTAGGACAACAGCAGACATTAGTATATATTAAGTATTAGAAAATAATTTTTTTTAAATTAAAATAATATTTTTTAGACTATTTTTTCTAAATTAAAATTTTTAGACTATTTTATCGCATAATATAACTCACCCCAGAATTTTGATAACTATTGGTTGGGACAAAGGGGTGCATTTGTGGTGAGTTGGCTCGTGCATAAGGACTCATTGTCATTAGATTTCCAGCAGGTGCAACATTTTTACTCATCATACCTTTTGGTGGCGGGCTTGCAACAGCACTATTAGCAATAGAAACACCTTTATTACGTCTCATAGCATTTTTATAAACAGCACTTTGAGTTGCAAGACCTAAACCTACTTTACCTTCTTGTCTTCTAATATATTTTTTTCCAGCATTCATAGGTGAGTTAAATATTCCGTAGCCATTTACAGGTTGTCCGAAAGGATGACTAAATCCGTAGCCGTATAATCCAGAACCGTCAAGGGCACGCACGGCTCTATCAGTCCCAGCAACCATTAATCGTTTTGCCGAATCTTTTGCAGTAGCTTTTACATTACCACCACACATTCCAGACCCTTCTAATGCACGCACAGCCCTATCAGTTCCTGCAACAATTAATCGTTTTCCTGAGTCTTTAGCAGTTGCTTTTACATTACCACCAGCAAGTCTTTTTTGTTTATGGACTTTTCTTTCACCGTATTTGGCAAAAGAACGCCCAGCAACACCATTAACTGTTTTTGATACAAGTTCTCCTAAAGCAGGGTCGCCAGTTGCTTCTGTGACAACTTGTCCTGCAAATGGTGAGGCGTAATCAATCATTACTTGACCGAATCTCTGCATATCTTTATTACGAGCAATAGATTTTAATGCTTTTCCTGCTTTACCTAAAAATCCAGCACCTGATACTTCCATTTCTTCAGGTTCTAATTTTAATCTTAAACCTTTTTGTGCGTTGTATGCCCTCATTATTTTGTTAGAGTGTTTTTTACCTAAATGAAGAACATTTTTTCCAGCACCCATCCCGAGAGTTTCTTTAGATATCTGAATAGTATGACCTCTTAATAGTTTTCTCATTTGTGCGTCCGTTAAATGTAGCCCGTGTGGAACTAAATCTTTCATATATATAATTGACTGAGATTTTATTTTTTAAATTATAAAAAATAAAAAATCTATATATTATTTTATCCACTTAATCTACTCTTGCTCCAGTAGTTAAATCAATAGTGAGTTCTTTCATAAATTCAACGAAAACAAAAATATCGCAAGGAACTAAAGATTTATTTTCACCAATAATTTGAACCGAACGAGAAACATTTTCTTCAGATGGTAGAGCACGAGAGCAATCACCATAGTAATAACGATAACCACGAGAGAAATCATCTTCACTAATTTGTCCTGATGTTAAACCAGTTGTTAAGTTTCCGTTAAGTTGGTTAGCACTCATTAAATGTTCTCTGAAAGATTCAAAATCGTAGAGGGTATTGGAAATAAATAAATTCACCCCAGAAATTAAAATATTGAAGTTGCTAAGCATAATAGGGTCAGGCATCGCTGGTGTTGCAGAACAAGGAGTTGTGAATGAATTGAGTGCGGTATTAATATTAGCAATACCTCCTGCGGTTGAAGTATTAATAAACGGAACTACTAATACGGACTTAATTCTATTTATTCCATTTGAAGCTAAAAAATTGAACGTCTGGCCTGCTCCAACATTTGTGTATTGATATTGGAAAATATCTTTATATAAAACTCTTTTGGTTGGTGCTAATGATAAATATTTCGATTCACTCAATGGATTCATAGTATATGCCGGTGCGTATAAACGACAAGGTATAGTTGCTTGCACTTGATTAGCTTGAGCTGAATAATTATTTTTATATATACTACAAGTTAAATTATAGGTATCTGCAGGTAAGCAACAACCACCACTCCCAAATCCAGCAGAAGCAATCATTAAAGGACAAGTTCTACCACCTGTAATAGTTGATGAATTGATTGTTAATACCGGTTGAGATGTTATCGCACCAGTGGTAGCATCTATATTACCTGCGGTAATAGTGAAATTTGTGATTGATTGATTTGTGTTAATTAAAAATCTAATAGTAGAACCTTTAAGTAAAGGAACTTTTTCGAAAAAATCAGCAAGGTCTTTTAATCTTAATTTAGCATAAACAGTCCAAGAAACATTTCCTGCAACTTCATTTGTTTTGACTGCACGAAATAAAGTTTCTGAGTTAGCACCACTATTCACAGCAATTTGATTTAAACCAGTTTGTGCTGTTAAAATATTAGCACTATAACCAACCCATTCTTGGCGTTTTTTCATACCTTGATTTACTGCATAACTACTTTCACCTAAAGTATTTGGGTTTGATGCTCCTAAACCTTTTGTTCCAGCACCTGCTGGAGTTAAAGACCCCATTACGTCATTATCAACATATAATTTTACTAAAGCAGTCGCATTTGTTGCTGGTGTTGATACTGTTCTTAAAATACCATTTGCATTATTAGAAATACCACAAGCTCCACCACGACCTGAAAATTGGTCTGTTGTTGTGGTTGTAGAGTAAGCCCAAGAACCAGCGGTATCAGGATAATAACCAGTGGAAGGACCGTGATTTTTAATATCATCACAACTAAATGTGGTGTTAGCTTTAAAACTTCTAAAAACGTTAGTAAAAGGAGTTGTTTGAATAACGTTTTGGTTATTAAATTCGACTGTCATTGAATCTATCATATGCCAGAAACCAGATTTGAAAGCCCAAGAATTGTCAGCAATATTTGAATTCAGTGGAAGACTACCAGCAGTAGTGGAAGTTAATTGAACGACTATAGGCATTAAAATGAAAGATTCAGTCCAATTAATATAAGCCCCCGAATTCGATAAGGCGGTTGAGTCAATCACAACTTGTGAAGCATAAGACCCATTGTTATTGTCATTTACATAAATCCACTTTTTATTAATAAATTCAGAGTGTTCTACTTCGCTGTTGAGCGATTCTTCAAAAACTAAATTATCCATTATATATAATAGACTTAGAAAAAAATTTTAAATTTTATAATATTTTATTTATTATAGAATTTTTAGATTAATTTTTTAAAGATTTAAACTTATATATTTTCTTACTTTTGGAGTCTTTATAGAGGATTCACCAATTTTAGATATATTTTTCTTAACTTCTTTTGAAGGACTCCCTAATACTTCGTGGTTAATTCCGTGTCCTGATAATTTCCCTTTTGAGAGTCTTTGATAATTTTTATTTTGAGAAACAATATTGAAACCACCAGTCGCATTTTTTCTTTTGATTAATAGCATATATATAAGTTTAGAAAAAATTTATTAAACTAAATATTTATTTTGATTCGTATTTATCCTTAATTATTAATAAAATCATTGTGTTTGGGTCATTGAATCTAATACTATTTCCTGAACTATCTACAAAACCAAATCTTAAATTAGTATATTGACCGTCATTAATTTCATTAAAAACTGGGGATGATATTTGATTAACGTATAATTCACCGAAAGCAGTTCCTTCAATTGTTAAACTATAAATTAATTGTGAAGGTATAGCAAGTCTATTCATAACTAAATTACACACACCTAAAAATGTCGGATTAACTATGATTTGAGGTGCGGTAGAACTTAATGCAGAGTAGGAAGAAGTATAAGCGGGAGTTTGAGTTTGAGCGGGTGGAGCACCCGCTATTACGGTATTAGGATAAGAACCCGCTGTAAAACCTATTAATTGTTGCATATTGGTTGCTGGAACTATTAATTCAGGTAATATACTATTTGTAGGTAAAACCCAAGTTGCTCCAGATGCTATAGTCCAAGAATTAGCAGTCGCAATAGCAGTGCTTATTAAATAACTATTAATTTGATATGCATATCGTGATGCATTTACTACGATTTCTAATAGATAAACTATATTACTACTCGAATTTGTTAAGTAATGTTTATTAGCATACATAATTGATTGTAAATAAGCATTTATACCAGCACAATCAAGATATGAGTCAGGTATAGTAAAACTAACAGTGGAACCATCAACCCATTGATAACTTAAAGTATTATTATTATTAAGTGCTGTTATATTAAAAACACTATTATATATTGATACTTGTTGAACTGCTACTAAACTGTCTTTAAAATAAACTCCCCCGTTAGGGAAGTTATATTCAAAAACTGAGTTGTATGTTCCTGCTACAATATTTGAAGAATTTATTAAGATAGATTTTGGCATATATATTAAAGTAGATATTTTTTTAAAGTAATTATTTAATTACTATTCTAATTGTTGTAAAAACTCGAGCCCTTGTTTTTTAGGTATTATCCTTTTATCAACGAATTTGATTACTAATTGTCGGAGTTCTTTAATTAGATTTTGGTTGTTATTTCCTGCATCAAATTCACCTTTAAGAATATTAAATCGGTCTCTGTCTTTCTTTTCATCATCTGGGTATAATTTACCTTTACCTTTAAACAAACTATTTTCAAGTCCTGCACCTTTGACAGCTTTAATAAAGAAATCTTTTTCATTTTGTGATAATTTATTGAATTGATTATCAGATAACTTTCCTGTTTCTAATACACCTAATAAGAAGTCTTTAAAATCATCACCAATATTGACTATAGGTAGGGTCGGAACTCTTCCCTCGCTCGGGTATTTAAAATTTAAAGTGTTCTTTTCTAATTGTGGTCTGTGTATAATAAATTTACCGAACTCAATATATTTTGGTAATTCTTCAGCAACTCCAACACCTTTACCGATTTTAATTCGTCTGTGTTCGTAAGGTTTAGAACCGCAACCTGCTTTTAAAGTCGGTTTAGGTTTTACTAAATTTCTTTCTGGTATATATACTTGAACTTTTCCACAACCTTTCTTCATTCCTAAACCTTGTTTTGGTAATCTTTGAAATTCTGGTAGTGTGGGGTTAAAATTTTCATTTCTAATTCTATATCTTATATCTCTATAATCAAATTCATTATTAAAAACAATATCCATTAAATCTTCATTTTTATATTCAGAATCAAATTCTTCATACGGTTTTATCAAACCTCTGAATCTACCTGTCTGCCTTATTACTTTTAGTTTATAACTTGGAAATTCATCTCTCAATGCAATAAATCTATCATAATAATCTCTTTTTGTAAAACTTAATAATTTATCTGCTATATATTCTCTTGTTAGTTGAAAATTACTAACTTCAGGAGGTGGGGGAGGAGGTCTGAGTGGTTTTAGTGGGGGAGGTGAGGGAGGAGGTCTGAGTGGTTTTAGTGGGGGAGGTGCGAATTTTTCTTTTAATTGTTCTCTAACAAGATTTTTTCTTCTAAAATTTTCTTCCTCTTCAAAATATCTTCTGTCTATAAAATCCTTAAGTGTTGGGTTTCCTTCAATTAAACTAAAAATATAATCTCTTAAGTTATTCTTATTACTAAAGTTTGTCCCTACAGCACTTTTATCATTTGGAATCAATTTTAATCTAACAATCTCTTTATATAAATTTTGATAATCACCTAATTCATACCCCATCATATCAAATGTTTCACCCAAACCTTTAATAATGAGTTGGATTCTTTCTTGTTCTTTTTCGTAATCATCTAAAGCATCTTCTGGTGAAGTTGTTTTATTTACATAGTCTCTAAGTAAGAATTCGTCTCTTTGAAGGTCAGCTTTATAATTTCTTAAAAATTTTTGTAATTTAGTTTTTGTCAGTTTATTCACTTCATCAGCAATCTGTGTTAGTTCGTCTTCATCTACTTCTTCTTCTTTAGGTATTCTAAAAAGTTCGTAATATAATTGTTTCGCCATAATAAATCTAACCATTTCTATTTTTGAAGATGTGTCATAAATTATAGGGTCTGCTTTAGGTATAGATTTTTCTGTTTCTTGATATAAATTTCCAATAAGTTTATCTACTAATGCACCAAACTCTTCTAATCTTTTCTTATTATCATTGTCTAAAATTTGTCCTAAAAGTCTATTCAATTTAACCAAACCGGCGGATATTGAATCAGAAGTTGATACTAAGTTAGCATCAGATAATGAGTCAAAAGAATTTTCTATTTGACTCATTAACAGAATAAATTCTTTAGCAGTTGGTATTTTATTAACTGATAATAATCTTTCAGCGACTGTGTTGATTTGATTTTTTTCGAGTGGTGTTAAATTCGATATTTTTGATAATTGTGATTCTGATAATAAATAAGATATTGAACTTATTAGATTATCTTTTGTAGATGATAATAATTGTTGTAATATATCTAATTTTGACTCGCTATTTTTCTGTATTACTTCATCTAAGAATATGCTGAAAGTTGCCATTGTGTCTTCAATTGGGATTTTTTCTACTGCTATTGTTGATGAAGAGAAAGCAGAAGTTGATTTTGTTGATGCGGATTTTAAACCTGTAATAACATCTATATTTGCTGAAAACTCTTCCCATTTATTTAATAGAGTATCGGCAGTTAAACTTTTAATAAGTAATCCTTCAGTAATTATCTTTTTAAATGCTGGAAAGTTTGTATTAAGTTTAATTATATTATCAACACCGTCTTTTCTTTGTTGTAATTGTAAGACAAAACTTCTTGCTTCAGAGAAATCAACCCCTAATTCTTTAATATTATCAATCGCTATTTTTTCTTGTAATTGTGTATCTTTTAGTTGGTCTGCAACAGTTTTGTATTGAGGCGGGACTGGTGGTGGTTTATTTGGGTTTTTGTAATCTGCTACTCGTTTTTCTTTAATGCTTTCATTTTCAATCATAAGTTGGAGCATTTCAGCATATTGTCTCTTTTTATTTTCTAAATCATTTATATTTCGTATATTTCCAACACTCATTATATATATAGGAGTAGAAAATAAATAGAAATTTTAAATATTTTTTAATTTCACTCAATATCACCAATATCATAAATATCATTAAAGTTTTTCCTGAATCTATCTTTGGTTGGTGCATCCAAATCCACTAATAAAAAGTCTTGTTTTTCTTCTGTAGAGCCGTCGTATAATTTTTTCAATACTGTTTTATCAATACCTAAACTATATTCACTCATAATACGAAACAAATCTTTAAATGAACTAACCTGTTTAATAACTAAATAGTTTAAATTCTGTCGAATGATTCTTGGGACTCTGTAATAACTCTGACTAATATAGATAAGACAACAATTTAGCTTACGTGCTCTTATAAAATAACCCTCTAATTCACTTTGATTTCTTTCTAAAACTAAATCGTCCATCACAATTAAAGTTTGGTCTTCTTTATCAATATCTTTATCTAAGTTCGGTGCTTGTTCTATACCTTCTACAATCTTTAAACCTTTATCTCCTAATTTGTTTTCAATATAGTTGTATAAAGGTTCGTCTTTATTTTTTGTTATAATAAATATATTATTAAATGTTCCATTCATATTATGCATTATATTCAGCAATGTTTGGGTTTTACCTGCACCACTATTTCCAATAATTAACATTCTGAACGGTATTTTTAATCCGTGTATCTTGAAATTAGGATTATGGGATTTGGTAAGGAATTTTTTAGGCATAACATCATACCAATTCAATAATTCTGCTTTTTTACTCATATATAATAATACAGAGAAAAAATATTTAATTAAATTTATTTTCTTAAGTAATATATATGAGTATTTATCCACCACCATCAGACCCTACAAATTCAATTTTCAATACAACTAACTGGGAGACAAACGTTGCTACAGGTGGTATATCTTTAGATGTGCCGTTTTTAGATGCTAATTACACAAAATTTCCTACTGCAACTTCATCAGGTTCCCAATATTTACAAAACACTAATACATTAGTTAATATGACTATTAACGACCCTCAATCAATAATTGGAGATACTTTTAACGCTCAATCAGTCGCAACAACAACAAATTTATACACAACAACAGAAGGTAGTGGTTTTAAAATTAGATTGTCAGGAACTCAATCCGTTGGATACACAACAGATATTGGTGGGACTGCAAATACAAATCAAGTAGCTAATCTTTCTATTGTTGGTTCTGCTTTAAACCCTATAGATGTTAATACAGATTTAAATATAGCCGAACAACAAGACGGAGGAACTTTAAATATTGGGACTAATGAGAATAGAACAAATCCTATAAATATTGGGACTGGTTCGACAAGTTCTAAAACAATAAATATAGGTCATACTACTGATACTTTGACATTAAACGGGCTTTTTTTTAGAGTAAATGCTGTGAATTTGTATCCAAATACATCAACAGTTATTGATGCAATAACAACATTAGGTTATAATACATCAAGTGATGAAGGTTTGTTGGTTAATAGTTCTGCTACAACAGCTCAATATTATATAAACACGCCTACAACACTAAAGGATTTCTCATTTTGGATTTATAATAATAATGACGCTTATTATTTTAATTTTCAAAGTGGAACGTTTCAGTTTGTTTTTAATCAAAATTCTGATTTTAACTATCTTATACCCCCTCAAACTGTGGTTTGGTTTTATTTTTCTGTTGCTACAGGAACTATTAATGTTATTTATGATAGCACCACCTTATATCAGCCTAAAAGATTGGGTTATAGTTCAACTACTTTACCAACATTCACTTTATCACCTTTACAAAACGGTTATTTAATTTCAAATACGACTGCTTCTGTTAGTAGAAGTGGCGGGACGGCTGGTGGGGGTGCAACAAGTGTGAGTGGTGCTATACCTATTGGAGTGTATTATGTTGAAGTTCTCGGGCATATAAACTGCTCTGCCTCAGGAACTTTATTTAGATTACAAGGGTGGAATTTGTTTGCTTCAACAGTTTCTGGTGATTCAACTACAACGATTAATAATATTGCTATTAACCAAGTATTTTACACACAGACTCTTGCAAATAATGCGGGTAATAAATTTTATCAATCTGTCTCTGGTTATTGGGTTAATACTACTGCGGGTGCTGTAATATACGGGACTTATGCTTTATTTCCTACGGGTAATACTGGCACTGCATTTACTTTTGAATCAACATTAAAAATAACAAAAATCGGTTAAAAAATAATATAGAATTATTATTTTCTTTGTTATTATATATGAGTATTTACCCACCCCCAAATTGGTTAGAACCACTAACAACATTCAATTCTTCAAACTATCAACAAACTATTTCTTCTGCTGGAGGTGTTGATATAGGTTATTTAGACGCAAATTATTTAAAATTTCCAACGGCTCAAGGTGATGAAACATTTACAAACACAATTCATACGGGTAATGCTACAGTTCAAGGAACGGTAAAAACTAATAATATTACAGGAACAACTACAACTTCAAATATTGTTCTATATCCCGATATAACTACTTCAAATGTGAATTTTGGAACAGGAATGACGACAGGAACACTTAAAATAGGAAACGGGACAAATAGTAATCATATTGGAACACTTGATTTTACAGGAAATAGCATAAATAACACGACTGCTACAAGTGGAATTGTAAATATTGCAAATTCTCAAATAAACGGAACATTAAATATTGGAACACTCGCAACCCGAACAGGGACGATAAATATTGGTAATGGTGCAAGTTCGAGTTCGACTATATCAATCGGAGGGACGAATTCAACCCTTGTTTTAAATAGTAGTGTCCCAAGTTTAAATGGTGTAGCGTTAGCACCCAGTTCGATTAGTATAACAACTGCTGGGACGATATCGAGTAATTTAGCACAAAACTTATTAGTTAGTATAACTTTAGCATCTACAGGAACAATCACACTCCCCACAACTCGTTATTTAGGACAGAAATTGAATTTAATTAATAATAATATTTTTAGTAATACACTCGCGAGCACAGCATTATTTAGAGGATTTGGGATTACTACTGCATCAACTCCAATTACTATATATGCAGGACAAGCGGTTTCAGTTCAATATGATGGAACAAATTGGGTGATATTGAATAAGACTAACGAGACATTTCAACCTATAATAACAAATTATACAACAATTAGTTATTCGTCTTTAAATCAGATTGGATATACATTTTCCGAAACGGTGGCAGGCGGGACTGAAACAACAGTAGGTATAAAACAATCTTTTAAACAAATAACGACAACACCGTTTCCTGTTGGTTTATATAGTCTTTCTATTCGTAATCTTATAACCACTGGCACTACTGCTGGGAATGTTATTATAAACTATTATTCTTCTCTAAGCACAACAACTATAAGCACAGGTTTTATCACCCCTCTTCTTGCGAGAACTATTATTTCAAGCACAACTGCTATTGCAAGTGGAAGTATGTCGAGTAATGTTAATGGTATATACACACGTTCTAACTCCGCACAAACTGTTTATATTACTTTGGAATACCAAATTACAACTGTTGTTGCTGGCGGGATTACATCAAATATACAATATTCACTTACAAGAATTGCCTAAACTATATTATAATTATTATATAAATCATTATAATATGCCTTTATCAGAAATTTTTTGGACTGGATTCTACACCGCTTCTATGGCGTTTTGTTTAGGTGTCTTCAGTTTTTTATATAAAAGTAAATGTAAAGAAGTTGAATTTTGTTGTATTAAGATTGTTCGTGATGTTGAATTAGAAGAGAAGGAAAAAGAATTAGAGATTAAAAGTAAGTTTAAAAAATCTAATAGTAATGTTGAGACTCTTTAGTTATAGAATCTTCTAACAATCATACCACCTATTTTTTGTTTTGAATCTAATCTATCTAAAGTATCTAAACCGTGTTCTGCTAATGGGTTGAAGTGTTCTGATTTAATAGTTGTTTCGTTTTTAGGTCCGACTTGAAAAGGATTAAAACTACTTACATAATCGCCTTCAGCTCTTATATCGTATTGATTTTTTGACCTTGTATTACCAAACGGTTTTGTTGCTTTATTAAGCGTGATAATTTCTTTACCTTTTTTACCTAATAATTCTGCTTGTAATCCTCCTTGAGAGTGTCCGACTGTTGTGATATTATCTCTACCGTATTTTTGTTGAGCTGATTTTTGGACTTGTTTTGCTTGTTTATATCTGTCGGTAGTTTTGTATAATGTCTCACCTCCTACAGCGTAAGCGAGGTTATTAAACCAATCAGTAAATCCTGTTGTTCCTTTGTGTGCTACTACTGTTTGATTTGTTTCTGGATTGTAATAAACTTTGCTTGTTTTTGTTGATAAATCTTGGTCTTTTTGGAAACCGTCTGTTTCTCTGGTTTTCTT